CCCTGATATCTCAATACGTCTTCATCTCTATCAAGATAAGACATCCACAGTCTAGCCCCTGACGGTGCTTCCCACTGCATCTTTCTCTCACTCCATTTGATGCCGGGATAAATCTTTGGATAAAGCTCTTGACTCTTCCAAATAAGTTCTCGAAGTTCTTCTGTTGTATGACGAAGAAGCAGTCCAGAAAACTGTGGATGTACCATATACCTAAGCGGATCTGCAAGCATAGCATAACTCTTACCACCACCAGCAGCACCACCATATAACACCTCCCTCTCTGAGGAAGCTAAGAAGAATGTTTGAGGCCCAGCATTGGGCTTAAACAATACTTCCCTATCATCAGGTGTCGCTAGAGGAGTCTCTGGCGAGTTTACTATCGATATATTCGGTAAGCTTGCTGTACTGCTCTGACTCGAAGTATCCTGTGGGGTCTTCCCTGCCGAGCCTCTTGGATTTTTCTTCGTACCTTTCCGCTTGCTCAAGGGCTTTTTTGAGCCTTGTGGCAAGGTTGCGGTAAGTAGCGGATTTGAATCCATGCTTTCTTTCAGTCTTTATTCTCTTTAACAATCCCACATGGCTTATTGTTCTACCTGTGGTAGTGGTAAGCCAAGCTGCTACCTGCCTAGAGCTATATTGTTTTAAATGTTTCTTAGCTAGTTCTAACGCTTCAAGCTCTGTAGGAATTGGCTGCAGGAGGTTAGGATCTTCTTCATCTTGTCTATAACCAAATGGTATAGTCTTTCTAATCTTTGGAATGGGAACATATGTTTCCTTTGCTTTGGGCTGGGGTAATATCCAAGCCCCTAAGTCTCTTTCACTCACCGCTATCTTTGGCTGGTAAAATCATGATGCCGTTAGGTGCTGTCACCTGAACTTTCTCTGTCTTCACCAATCCAGCCCTGTCTAACAAATCCTTAGCAGCATTGAGCTTCTCTTTCAAGCCCAGCTCTGTAGGATCGGCAATGCCGCTGACAACAGCCATAGCTGCTCTAGGAGCATTCATAGCGATGTAAAGCTGTGTAGCCTCAATCACTTCTTCCTTAAGAGTTTCCATAAGTACTTTGGTGTTGTAGCCTTCGCTATAGCCAGCAAGCTGCCTAGCCTTGTGAGGATTGCCCCCAGCCTCAGCAAATAACACCTCAATGAATCTCTTCTGTTGATCGTTTAGTTCTCTTTTAGCCATTAAAATAGTCCTTGTTCATAATGTTCTTCAACAGTGACAATGGCATCCATAGTGCTACCAGACTCAGGAGTAAGTATTAAAGTGTCTCCGGGATTTAACACAATATATCCACCATCTATTTGTAAGAAGGTTTTTGATGTAATCACATAACTATTTACAATGTGATATTGAGCAGCAGCACTGTCATCTCTCCACTCAATAGAAACATTCTTATTACTTGCAGTTTGATTAGAAACTATTAGTAAAATAACTTTAGCTACAAAATTGTCAGGACAGGTGTAGAGAGTATTAGCAGTGTTAGCTGTTAATACTTTTCCTACACTCCTAACCTTAGGCTCTTTGTTCATTTCTTCTTAGTTTTAACAGCACCACCGTGAGCCATCTTACCCTTACCATCAGCAGCAAAAGCTGGAACATTCATTCCATCCTTCTTAACCATAGGCATACCACCAGCAGCATAGCCCTTCTTAGCCATTGGCTTAGCAGCGGCAGCACCGCCAGCAGCATAGCCCTTTTTCATAGGCATAGCCATAGGCATACCGCCATCAGCATAGCCCTTTTTCATGCCACCACTAGCACCCATTTTAGATTTCATAGCTGCACCACCAGTAGCCATCATTTTAGATTTCATCATTTCTTTTGCTCCTTGTAAAGATTGTTGAAAGTTTCTTCCGCATCCATATACGAATCATCTTGCTCCGCACAATAGATATGTTGGTTGGGCCTAAAATCAGGCGCACCCTGTCCTGTTTGCCAATAGGCTGGACTTGTTACTCGGACTCGATTGTTTGGCAACGCCACTACATTTCCAGTCCAGTTACCCGCATCGGTCAGTATTCCGCGATCCAGCTTCGAGCTACCTTGAGCAATCTTGCCAACTACAAAGGTTGCTATTACATCACCGCAGTGGATCGCTCTGGAAATGAAAGCCCAAAAAGTAATGTGGTTTGTGTTGACAACTGTCCAAACTACTTGCTACCGAATGCTTTCTCCCCAAATGGCGATGGGCTCAACGATACCTTTATGGCTTTTGATAATCCTTT